GACGCCACTGAGCAGGTGGGTCGCGTGCTGAACTACCAGAGCAACGTCCCACAGTCGCCGCTCAACAAGGTTATCGAACATGACCCAGACGGCGAGTAACGTAGTCAAGAGCCTGTACCAGCCGAGGATCCACGTCCTGGACTTCCACGCTCGGTCGGAGCGGTTCGCGGTCATGGTCTTCCATCGGCGGGCGGGGAAGACGGTGGCGTGCATCAACGACCTTGTGGACAAGGCGCTCCAGTGCCCGCTCGTGATGCCACGCTACTCGTACATCGCACCTTTCTACAAGCAGGCCAAGATGGTCGCTTGGGAGTATCTGAAGTATTACACCAAAGACATTCGCGCTAAGGACCCCATGGAGTCGGAGCTGAGCGTTCAGCTCATAAATGGCGCGGTCGTACGCCTGTACGGGGCGGACAACCCCGACGCCCTCCGGGGGACGTACCACGACGGCGTCATCCTGGACGAGTATGGGGACATGCCGCCCCGTCTATTCGGTGAGGTCATCGCGCCTGCGCTGGCCGACCGGAAGGGCTGGGTAGTCTTCATCGGGACCCCTAAGGGCAGTAACCACTTCTACGACGTGTGGGAGAACTCGAAGGGCGACCCGCGCTGGTATCGTAAGATGCTCAAGGCGTCGCAGTCCGGCATCATCGACCAAGAAGAACTGGAGATGCTGAAGAACCTGCCGGGGTCGGACGAAGATACCTTCCTCCAGGAGTTCGAGTGTGACTTCCACGTAGCGAACAAGGGGTCGTTCTACGGTAAGCAACTCAATGACATGGAAGAGCTCGGCCACATGGGCATCTACCCCTATGAACCGGACCGCCACGTCATCACCGGCTGGGACATCGGCTTTAGCGACGACACGTCCATCTGGTTCGCACAGGTACATGGTACGAACATCCACATCATCGACTTTTGGACTGGCTCCGGGTACTCAGTGGACGAGGTACTGGAGATACTGCGCAAGAAGCCCTACACATACAGACCCTTCTACCTGCCCCACGACGCCAAGAACAAGAGCTTCCAGACTGGTAAGTCTACCCGAGAGCTAATGATGGAGGCCGGGGCGCAGAGCATCATAGTCCCCAGCCTCAGTGTTCAGGACGGCATCTCAGGTGTCCGCGCCACGCTCCCGAATGTATACTTCAACATCCAGAACCCGGACGTCCGTGAAGGCATCGCGGCGCTGAAGATGTACCAGAAAGAGTTTGACGAGAAGCGCAACGTATTCAAGCGTCAGCCGCTGCACAACTGGGCCAGTAACCCGGCCGACGCATTCCGCTACCTGAGCCTAGGCATCAACCCGTTTACCGCCAAGCACGACGGTAAGAAGCTGGTGACTGAGAAGCCGAAGACTATGGGCAAGGTGCTGAATTTGGAGAACTTGATAGCCGACAGGGAAGCGCGCAGCACTGAGGTTAGGCGGATATGATGTTCTTTCTTGGGTTCCTGTGCGGAGTGCTGGCCACTTTAATCTTTTTCGGAATTAAATTGGCCCTGGCCATTTGGAGACTTCGATGAGCGATTGGGACAAACGTATAGAAAAGGCCGAAAAGTACCTTGAAAAGGCTCATGAGCATGGGCGGAAGGTATATGGCCGTTATGAAGACGAGCGCGACGAGGCTACGTCCCTGTCCCAGAAGGCGAACTTTTTCTACGCTAATGTCAACACCCTCAAAGAGTCACTTTTCAATTCGATGCCTAAGCCCGACGTATCCCGCATTCAGCGCGGGGACTTTGAGGACGACGCTGCGCGTGTAGCGGCTAGTGTCGTAGCTCGCGGGCTGACTTATGAGATTGAATGCGCCCCTGACTTTGAGGAGGCCGTTAACTCCGCCATCCTTGAGCGCTTGGTGCCAGGCATCGGGCAGGTGTGGATTACGTTTGACGTGGATAAGGACGAGGAAGGCCAGCCAGTTCCAGGCACGGAGAGGATTAAAATAGAGGCCGTTTATTGGGAGGACTTTTTGTACGAGCCTGCCCGCGTGTGGTCTAAGGTTGGCTGGGTCGGGCGTCGCATTTACCTGACCAAGAAGGAGCTTATTACCGACTACGGCGAAGAAGCCTTTAATAAGGTGGGCGAGGCGGACAAAACAAAGGATACCCTGACACCACAGGAGATAAACAAGGATAAGTATTGCATTTACGAGATTTGGGATCGCCGCACCAAGAAGGTGTTCCACGTATATAAGGGGCTGGAGGAAGTTCTTAAGGAACTTGAAGACCCGTACGAGCTTCGGAAGTTCTACCCCTGCCCTAAGCCGTTGATCGCCAACCCGACTACAGTCGCCTTCCTGCCGGTTACGGACTACAGCATTGCTCAGGACCAGTATAATCAGCTGGACGTCCTGTACGGGCGCATACACCTGATTATTGAGGCCATCAAGGTCGCTGGTCTGTACGACTCAAGCAATATGTCCATTCCTAGAATGCTACAGGGCGCTGAGAACAAGCTCATTCCAGTAGACAACTGGGCGATGCACGCCGAGCGCGGCGGTACTGCCGGTCAAATTGACTGGTATCCTGTAGATCAGGTGGCTACGGTCTTGCAACATCTGTACAACGCCTTTGAAGCGACCAAGAAGGTGCTGTTTGAAATTACCGGCATGAGTGACATCATACGTGGCGCTAGTAGTCCGTACGAGACCAAGGGTGCTCAGGAAATCAAAGCCGAGTTCGCCAGTATCCGCATGGGCGGCTATCAACGCGACGTGGCCAAGTTCGTACGCGACATTATACGCATTATCGCTGAGATGTTCACACAGTTGTACAGTGATGAGAAGGTCATGGCCATTATCGGCGAACTACCTCCCGACGATATGGAGTTTCTACCCGCTGCCGCCCAGATACTGCGCGACGACGTGCTGAGTAAGTACAAGGTGAATATCCAGACTAACAGCTTGACACAGGCTGACTGGGCTCTTGAGAAAGAGCAGCGCATGGAGCTCGTTAACACTATTGGCCAGATGATAGGGCAGACCACCGAGCTCGCCAAGGACACTCCTGAACTCGCCATGCTCGGCGTTCAGCTTATCAAGTTCGCCATTGCTGGCTACAAGGCAGGCACTGAGCTTGAAGGCTGGATAGATAAGCAGCTTGACGAAATGGCACGTAGTGCTATGCAGGCTAAAGAGCAGCCACCAGAGCCGAGCGCTGAAGAGCAGAAGATGCAGATGGAAATGCAGATGAAGCAACAGGATGCTCAGATGAAGCAACAGGAAAATGCTTCTAAGATGCAAATGGAAGAGCAGAAGATGCAGATGGAAATGCAATTGGAGCAGGCTCGTATGCAGATGGACCTGCAGATGAAGCAGGCAGAGCTAGCGCATAAGGAGCGCATGGCTGCACTGGACTTCCAAATTAAGCAGTTGGAGCTTCAAGTCAAGCAGCAGAGCGCCTCCATAGATATGGGCATAAAAGAAGAATCAGCCGCCTTGGACCTTGAGACTAAGAAGGCTGCCGGCGAGCAACAACTTAAACAGAGTGCAGAGATGGCTAAACAGAAGCCAAAGGATAAGAAATGAGATATGACGCTATATGCTTGAAGTGCGCACATACGTACGACTACTTCAGACCAATCGCCGATAGAGCTATGGTGCCGGAGTGCCCGGAGTGTGGCTCTGGCGAGGTAAGGAAGGTCATCCTTAGTGCCCCCAACAGCTTCTTCAAGGGCGGGGTAAGGTTCGAACCATTTAAGTCTAATTTGGACGGAACCATCATCTCCTGTAATAAGGACTTAGAAGAGCATAACAAGAGAAACAATGTGACACTCCTTGGCGAGGGGTACAGCAACGAAGATATCCTCGCTGGTAAGTGTGGTCAGCAAGGTCCGGTTCTACCTGATAAGAGGGACATCAACAAGGATTTAGTTGAGTCTATAAGAAAGTGCGAGGCGGGATATAAGCCAGTTGTTCAAGATGAAATTATTCCAGACTAAGGTGCATTATTATGAGCGAAGAAGTAGAAGAAGTAAGCCTCCAAGACGAGGTACGGGCGGCGTTTAAGGACTCAAGCGCTAAAGAAGAGAATGTCTCTAACGAGGACGTCATTGACAAGTTAGAGGGCAAGAAGGCCCCTAAGGAAGACAAGCCCAAGGACGAGGTTACGGAAGACAAACCAAAGGACAAACCAAAGGACAAACCAAAGCAGAAAGACGAGGTGGAAGATGCCGAAACCGTACAAGCCGAAACCGAAACCGAAGAAGTAAAGCCTGATAAGGAAGGGGAGAGTGTCACACTCAAGGACGACAAAGCTCCCTCTAGCTGGGCACCTAACATACGTGAGAAGTGGAAGGATCTGCCGGCCGACGTGCGCGCGGAGGTAATTCGTAGGGAAGAAGCCTCCGCTATGGGAGTTCGTAAGCTGCACGAAGAGTACCAGCCCATTAAGAACTTCGCTGAATCTCTTAGCCCGTTTATCCAGGAGGCTGTCAACAATGGTGCAAATCCGGCTCAGTACATTAGCAATGTCATGGCTAGTGAGCGTGGCTTGCGCAATCCTGATCCTCAGCAGCGCTTCAATGTACTCCTTAACATCGCTGAGCAGTACGGCATTCCCCTTCGTGACATCATTAACCAATCGACAGGCCAGGAGATCCTTCAGAAGCAAGCTGCGCCTCAAATCCCTCAGGAACTGACACAGCAATTTCAGCGTCAGGAGGCTATGCTGCGGGAAATGCAGGAGGCCAACTTTAAGCGTGAGATAGACGCGTTCAGTGCTGATAAGGAGTTCTTCAGCGACGTGTCTAATATCATGGCAGATTTGATGGATTCCAACAGAGCCAAGGACCTTGCTGACGCATACGAGCAGGCTTGTTGGGTTCACCCAGATGTTCGCAAGGTCCTTATTGAGCGGGAGCGAGTAGGTACGAAGAACGATACTCTTAGGAAGAAACAAGCAGCGGCGTCTGGAGCTAGTGTGAGGTCTAGTGGTGCTGCGGACGTGGAGGTGGAAGAAGATGGGGATGGTTCCATAGAATCCGAAGTGCGCAAGGCCATGAAAGAGGTCTCTGGGAGGGTGTGATGGCAGACCACGACGTAGGATCGAGAATGGAAGAAGTTGAAAAGGAATTACATCTTACTAAGCACAGGCTGAACGTGCTTGAACAAGAGCAACTTCCTCGCCGTGTTGCCTCCTTGGAACCTATTGTTCAGCGCATGGAGCACAAGATTGACGTCTTGGCTAAACAGGTAGAACTAGGGCTAAAGGAGGTAAAAGATGCCGTACTATCCCAAAAAGCGCTTCAAAAAGGAGTAGTCGCCGCTGTAATAGCAGTCGTTGGCTTGGTGCAGCTACTCCCATTCCTGAAGGAGTTGCTGAAATGAAGAGTATAGCTGACATAATCAACGGCATAATAGCTGTAGAAGGAGGCTACGTTAACGACCCAAAGGACTCAGGTGGCGAGACTAAGTATGGGTGGACAAAGAAAGCACTCCAAGCCGAGGGATGGTACGGGGCGGTAGCTGACTTAACAAAGGAGGAAGCATTTGACCTGTACTACAGACGTTTTGTAGTTAGGTCTGGATACAGGGAAGTTTTGTTCGTAAGCGACGCTGTAGGGGCTGAGTTAGTAGATACTTCTGTCAACATGGGGGAGTTCTGGGCTGGGTCGTTTTTGCAGAAGAGCCTGAATGCGTTTAATAATGGGCAGGCCCACTACCCAGACATTAAGGAAGATGGTATAGTAGGGCGGAACACTTTGAAGGCTTTGGAGAAGTTCCTAAGGCACAGAGGCTCAGAGGGCGAAAAGACCCTCTTGAAGGCCATGAACGTCCTACAGGGTGCAAGATACATTGAACTATGCGTGAATTACCCGAAAAATGAGCGCTTCGCTTACGGGTGGATCCTAAATCGAGTAGAGGTGTAAAATGGCCGTACAACTTAGCGTATCAGCACGAAATGCGAAATTGGACTCTATTGAGACTACAGTTGGCACTTCGCCGAAGCTGCAGATTCGCACTGGCGCTCAACCAGCTAGCTGCGCAACAGCAGACTCCGGAACGTTGCTGTGTGAGATTACTTGCCCGTCTGACTGGGCCGCTGCTGCCTCGTCTGGTGCGAAGGCCAAGAGCGGTACTTGGAGCGGAACTGGGGTCGCAGCCGGTACTGCTGGACACTTCCGTTTGAAGGACAGTGCTGGCACTACCACTCACTTGCAGGGCAGCATCACTGCTACCTCCGGCGGTGGCGACATGGAGTTGGATAACACCAGTATCGCGGTTGACCAGACCGTTACTGTGAACACCTTCACCATGAACGAAGCTAACGCATAACGGAGGCTGCTATGGCCACTGAATGGACAAAGGAGTTGTTCGATCTGGCCTATGAGTTCAACGCTGAACCCATGGGCCATCCGAACACGCGCCCTGGAATCAGGCTGCATTACAATCGCTATGTGATGTTTCCCGAAATGCTCAAACGGGCACGGTTCTTTATCGCCCATTTTGGGCTGACGGCGGCTGACCGGGTGCTTGTTGTAGGGACCGGCTTTGGGTGGACTTGTGAGGCTCTTCAAAGCCTCGGAATCGAAACCATCGGCACCGACATCTCGTCCTATATCTTCAGCGTGAAGGATACTAGTGAGGATGCGGAAATCGCGGACGCCATCACGGCGGTCGGCCTCAATCCGGCTTCTGGAGAGGGCCTAGTCCACTTCAATCGCCTCCGCTCCTCCAAGCGTACCAACGGCACTGTCCTCAATGAGGATTCAGCCTCGAATAAGAGCCGCAACACGGTGAAGCGCGCCCTGTCCAGTGATCCAACCTTGATCATCACGGAAGACCTCGTAACGAGCCTTACCGACGAAGAGTGTGCCCAAATCCAATCCTTTATCGAGGGCTACTCCGTCTCTCGGATTTGCCACTTCCTGACCGAGTTCGCTAACCCGAATCCGCCGTTCAACTTCAACTCGAAGAGCTTGGCTGAGTGGAAGGCTATCTTCCCCACCTCGACGATCATTGCTGACGGCTACGTCTATCGGGTGCTCTAATGGCACTCCCCACAACGATTGTAGCTAGTTTACTAATACAGTCTAGACCATTTATTTCGTCTGGAGGCAACGTCTACGTTATAGCTTGTGGCGCGTCTGGTACGATGCGCGCCTACAAGGCTACTGATCCAACTTCCAGTTTTTCAGAAGCTGGTACTAGCTTTACTCCGTCCGGCACATCCAGAGCGGCACTAGACGTTTTTCAGGTTGGGGACGTTCTGCATGTAGCTCATCTAGGTTACTTTAACGGTGAGGGGGATGTTTACTACCACGTCTTTAATATGTCGTCAGACACATGGACTACTACCAATGAAGCCGTTTCTATCGCATTTACCCCAGCAATTGCCCCAGGAAGTATAAGCATTCATTTACGATCAGACGGGGATGTAATAATTCTGCACAACGGTCCTCAAGTTTCGAACATGGGGTCTGCCCGTTCACGGGTTTATTATTCCCGTAAAGAAGCTAGTACATGGACGGTTGACATTTTAGTGGATGATGGTGGTGCTACTCATTGGCAGGCTCACGCGTCGGTTCTAGGGTCTAGTGACCGATCTCACTTTTTCTTTGAGGATATAGATGCTGATGACCTGTACCAGCGCCGATTGAACAGCGCTAACGCCCTTGAAACTTTTCCCTCAGCTTTGGACGCCACGGTTCATGCAGCATACAATTACCCACAACAAGACGGCACCGCTTATGAAAGTGGTGGTGTTACAAAGGTAAGATTTCCATTCCGGGATGCTACAACTGCCGATCATAATATCGCAAAATTTGACTCCGCAGATACACCATCAATTACTCAGGATAATGACTTTACCGGGGCAACTGGCATTTACACGACTAGTAAGAACGCTAACTCTTTATCGACGCATGGAACTACTGTTTGGGCGACATATATTGGGAACGCCGACAACGACATTTATACAATCTCAAGCGAAGATGGAGCAGCTTGGGCTGGTAATGCTGAATTTTACGATGATGCTAGCAACGTACTTAGTGTTAGGACAAATGTCTATGACAGAGGATCAAGCACTGTTTTAGCTATCGTTTATACCATATCAGGAAATACTAAATACCACGAGAAAGTATTGGTCGCTGGTGGTAACGTCTGTGATGCTAACTTCACCTTCGATGCTATGACAACAACTGCTGCTGCAACTGTAGATGTGGTAGCAGATAGTAGTACGACTTTCGCAGCAATGGCCACCACGTCAGACGCTGATGTATTCGTGGTGACCGAGAGCAGCTTTACCTTCGGGGCAATGACTACCACGTCAGAAGTGGACGTGGTAGTAGTTGCAGATTCCGATACCACTTTCGATGCCATGACCCTGACTGCTGCCGGTACGGTAGCAGACCCAGTAATTATAGGGGACGCCGACTTCACTTTCGGGGCAATGACAACTACCTCTGATGGTGACGTAGCAGTAGACGCAGATGCTATCTTCACTTTCGGAGCAATGACAACCACTGCTGATGCTGATGTGGCAGTAGTGGCAGACGCTAACTTCTCGTACGATACAATGGCAGTGAGCTCGACGGGCGACGTGTCACTGTCTGGAACTGCTGACTTTACCTTTGGGGCAATGACGCTGACTGCTGACGGCACAGTGGCATTTGACGAGCGTATAGGCACTGCTGACTTTACCTTCGGCGGCATGACAACTACTGCCGATGCCGTCAACTTCAAAACTCGGTTCTATTTCCGAATTGACACTAACAACCAATCCGGCACGTACCCAAGTGACTCCGAGGCTACCTCGCCGCTATTACGCGACTGGCTGGTTGCCGACGCCACCACCCTCAAGCTAATGACCCTTGAAAAGGGCACTGAGGAGACTTTCTCCGTCAAAACGGGGAACTCCGATGCCATAGCCACTCAGCAAGTCGGCTTTATGGGCTTTTGGACTTCGCCGCCTCTCGACGGCAACCAAACCATTACCAACGCTGCTCTAAACATCAACGCCGCCTTTTACCAATCCAACGTGGCGATGAACTTCGGTGATGGCTTCACCTCTGAGGTCTATGTCTGGCGCCCTTCAACCGGGGCCAAAGTCGGCACTATCCACCACAACGTCTCATATAGTGGGGTGGCCGAGCCGACTGCCGCCTTCTCCGAACAGGTCAACCATGGTACTGCCACCTCCTCGACCGAGGTCTCTGCCCTCGACGGCGACGTAATCGTCTGTGAACTCTTCCAAGTTCACACCCAGGATGACGCTACCTCTTACCAAGGGGCCTTCTACTTCGACGGTGGCACAGTCAACATCAACACCAACGACTCCGCCAACAGCCATGCTTCCTTTATAGAATTCGCCCCAGCCTACAACTTCCAGGGACTGGCTGCTGTAGCTGATGCCAACTTCACCTTCGGGGCGATGACTACTACCTCTGATGGTGACGTAGCGGTGTTGGCAGATGCCGACTTCACATTTGATGCTATGACTGTTACATCTGACGGAGACGTTGCCATTATAGTCGTAGATGGGGACTTCTCCTTTGATGCTATGACTACCACATCAGATGCTGATGTATTTGTAGATGCTGATGCTAACTTCACCCTTGGAGCTATGACCACAACTACTGAGGTAGATGTGTTAGTAGATGCGACCGCAGACCTCACCTTTGGAGCTATGACGCTGACTACTGAGGTTGACGTTGCCGTCCTCGGGACTGCCGACTTTACCTTCGGGGCGATGACTCTTACTGCCGACGGTACTGTAAGCGCTGCGCCGGTCATAGTAGCAGACGCTGATTTCACCTTTGGGAGCATGACTACTACCACTGACGTGGACATACTCGTAGAAGCGGATGCTGACTTTTCCTATGCTGCAATGACTGCAACTGCTTCTGGCGCGCTAGCCATTGCGGCAAGTGCTACCCTGCTAATGGGCGCCATGTCCACGGCTTCTGACGGTGACGTATTTATTGTCGGTGAGTCCAACTTTACCTATGACGCTATGACGGTGAGCGCAGCCATCCTTGGAGAAGCAGAAATGGCCAACTTAGATAAAATATCACTATTTGCATCCGACTACGCGCCGGGTACAATCAACGACAAGCTTAAGAAGCTGCTTATAGCGAACGGTGCTACAGGAACTCACATTGATGATTTGTGGATGAGCTTCTTAGGTAGTCTAGGTCATACAGGGTCTATGAACGACAGGCTTAGAAAGTTCCTCTTGGCCTATCATGCAGTGTCAGATACTGGCCAGACTGTAGATGACCTATGGTCCCTAGTAACTGGCCCATACACCCCTTGAGGCGAACAACTATGAATCCTATATTCGTTGCACCAATAATTGATCTTATATCAAAAGGGCTGGATAAGTGGATACCAGACCCAGAAGCTAAGGCTAGAGCGCAGTTAGACGTAGCTAGAATGGTACAGGACGGGGAGTTTAAGGAGCTTGAGACAAGGATGGGGGCCATATTGCAAGAAGCCCAGAGTCAGCATAAGTACGTGGCTCTGGCCAGACCTAGCTTCATGTATGTGTTCTACTTCCTAATAATTTCTATGGTTGTCATAGCACCTGTTGTCGGCATATTCCGACCAGAGGCTATGGAGTTGTTCTTCATATACGTCGGCAAGGGCTTCGCAGCCATACCTGAGCCTCTGTGGTGGACGTTTACATCTGGTTACTTAGGATATGGGGCATATCGTACCTATGAGAAGAAGAATGGTGTTGCAAAGTAGCACTAGCTAGCGTACTATTAGTTCAGCCACTCTCCTTCCCTAAACTAACAGCCTGGGACTGGAGCTAACCTCCCGAATACGAGTAGGCAGAACTCTATCCTTATGGGAGGTATATCATGGCATTCCCCAATGTTTCCGACATTGTCGCCACTACGATCGAAAAGCGTAGCAAGAAGATTGCTGACAACGTCAGCAAGAACAATGCCTTGCTTGCTCGGTTGAAGCAGCGCGGTCGCACTCGCACCTTTAGCGGCGGTCGCCTCATTTATGAGGAACTGTCGTTCGCACAAAACGGTAACGCTGGGTTCTACAGCGGTTACGACATCCTGCCGACCAATGCACAAGATGTGCTGACTGCTTCGCAGTTCGACATCAAGCAGGCGGCTTGCCCGATTGTTATCTCTGGTCTGGAAGAGTTGCAGAACTCCGGCCCGGAGGCGATGATCGACCTGTTGACCAGCCGTATTGACGTCGCAGAAGCCACTATGCAGAACTTGGTGGCTGGTAGCGTCTACTCGGATGGTACTGGCTACGGCGGTAAGGAGATCGTAGGTCTTAACGCTGCGGTTCCGTTGGCTAACACCACCGGCACCTACGGCGGCATTGACCGTGCCTCTTGGACCTTCTGGCGTAACGCCATCAAGGACAGTGCAAACACCACTACCCTTCTTGCTGACATGAACGACCTTTGGTCGCGCTTGGTTCGTGGCATGGAGCGTCCTGACCTCATCGTCGTGGACTCGGTGGTATGGCTGGCCTACTTGGCGCTGGTACAGGACAAGCAGCGCTTCACCACTATGGAAGGCGGCGGTTCGGCAGGCTTCGGCTTCCCGACTGTGAAGTTCATGGATGCTGACATGGTCCTGGACGGCGGCATCGGGGGCTTCTGCCCTGCGGGTACTGCGTTCTTCTTGAACACCAAGTATCTGCACTTCCGCCCGCACAGTGCGCGCAACTTCGTGCCGCTTAGCCCGAACAAGCGGTATTCCATCAACCAAGACGCTGAGGTCCAGATTCTGGCTTGGGCTGGTAATATGACCAGTTCTGGTGTCCAGTTCCAGGGCCGTCTCGACGTTAACAACTAATAGGAGGGTAATGTCATGGGTGTTATCATTGGTATTGACCCGTCCAAGGTTCGCACGGCGGCCGAGGGTGCGGAGTTCAAGCTTGGTAGCCTCGGCTACGAGCAAGAGTCCGCCGGCCCTCCAACTACTGCGATGGGCGTGACTGGCGGCTCTGGCAGCCAAGACAATAGCTGCAAGTGCTATATGTACGTTGAAGCGGCTGCTGCCATTACTGGGGATGGGTATGTGGTGATCGTCGATGGTAGTGCATTTACTGCCGCGATGGTGACTGACACCTTGTCCGCCCCCGGTTCTGGTCAGGGCAAGGCTGTCGGCGTGGCACGCGCTGCCATCGCAAGCGGTGGGTTCGGCTGGGTTCAGGTATACGGGGCTGGTACTGTCCGTGTACTTGCTAACGCGGCAGCCTATACCCAACTCACCACCAGCGCTACTGCTGGTTCTCTGGACGACGCCACCACTTCTGGA